CTACACAACAGCCTGTTGCTGTACCCGGTACTCCCGGTTTCCGTGGTATGTTTGGTCAACAACAAGCACAACGACTTCAGGGTAGCTTAGGTAGCCTTGCGCGTGGTGGTGCTCCCTCTGCTCAAGCACGTATGGGTCAAGCTCTGGCTGGCTTGGACTTAAATAAACCGGAAGACTTAGCTAAACTGGCTAAGATACAACAAGGTACTGGTGACTTTGCTGGTGCTGCTAAAACGGCTGCTAAGATTAAAGCTTTACGTACAGAAGAAGCTCAAGCAAGTATATCGGGTAAGCAAAGTAGAGCTTTTTCTAGTTACGTAGCTAATACATTTAAAAATCCAGAATTAACAAAGTTAGCTGCTGAGGGGGTTTTAACCTCTTCAAATTTGGATGATTTTATACAAGATACTTCTAATGCTACTTTTTTAAAAGGAAGTACGTTTACTGTGAGAGATAGTGAGGGCAATAATTTTACTATGATGCCTACTTTAAACAATAAATCAGGTAAACTAGAAAATAAATATTCTCCTCTAGGGGACGCTCCCGAGGAACCTATAGGCGCTACCACCATAACGGGTGGCGAGTTTGCAGAAACAGCAGATGAAAAAACCAGAAGAGAAATTGAAAAGAAAGGATTAAGTACACAAGAGTCAAAATTCCAAGAACTTAAAGTAGCAGCAACGGATAGTATACCTACGTTAAATGCTTCCAAAGCGAATTTAGACCGGGCTACTGCATTGTTGGATTCAGTAACCACTGGTGGCCCTATTACTTTAATAGGTACAGGTTTGGAAAACTTTTTTGGAACTAAAGGCGCGTCTAAAGCCGAATTAGAAATAATTTTAGGTCAGGAAATGTTTAAATCTCTTAAGCCTTTATTTGGTGGTGTTATTTCTGAAGGCGAACGAGAATCAATCGTAGCGATTTACGCGAATCTGCGTAAGGGTAACGTAGCTAACAAAGGAATCCTTAAAAGACTTAAGCAAGAACTCGAGGACGGTCTTGTTAAAGCAAGGATGTATCAGAAGGCAGACAACTATGAAGAATATAACATGGCTGTTAAACAGATGTTTCCTGAAACTTCGGATGTAGACGAAACCCAAGTAATTGACCTTTCCTCTTTGCCAGAAGACTAATAGGAGTTTAAACAACATGTCACAAGAACTAAGATTGCCGGGCGGTAGGGTTATTACAGTAAAGGAAATCCCAGAAGGGATGACACAAACTCGTTTAAAGGAAATACTACTACGCAACAATCTGGCAACGGATGAAGACTTTATTGCTCCTCCTCCCCCTACGCCTACACCAGACCCTCGACGTAGAGGTGTAGGCGCTACAGGAGAGCCTTTTGCAATGGGGGAGTTCCTGAAGGAGAATGTGGACATCCCTGCAGGTATTGCAGGCGCTGTGGCAGGTGCTAAACTAGCCGCACCTACTCTTAATCCTTGGCTGATTGGAGCATCGGCTGTTGCTGGAGGAGCCGCAGGTACATTCGGCGGTTCCTTGGCTTCTGACGCTTTAACAGGAGAAGACCTGCAGTATCAGGAAGCAGTAGAGAAGGCTTTGATTAGCGCAGGTCTGGACGTAGCGACTTTAGGTGCGGTACGTTTAATTAAAGGTAGTTATACTTTAGGTAAAAAAGCATTAGGACACACTCCTGATGAAACTGCTAAGATGATTCTAAAGCAGGCTAGAGAAGGAATGGAAGCAGGGACACCCGAATCTCTACAGGCTTCACAGCGTCTATTACAGGAGAAAGGAGCTACCTTATCTCGTTCACAAACAGGACAAGCGAGTGCTTTAGAAACTTTTAGTGAGAAGATAGGTCAAGCAGGTTTGTTAAGTGAATCTACTTATCTAAGTAAAGTTGTTGAGACGGACAGAGCCGTACAGGAAACTCTGAATGAAATAATTGAAAGAGTACCTATGCGTGGAGGCGCTTCACCTCGTGAGATGGGCGAAGCAATGTATGACACTATCAATGCAGGTCGATTAGCTCTAAGCGATTCCTACGGAGATGGTTTAACAGAGATACAGAAAGCACTTAAAGATAAAGTTGTAAATGTTGCTCCAATTAAAAAGAAACTCAGTGCTTACTTAAAAGCTAATAAAATAACATCCGCCGGTGTAGAAGACGTAATACCTTCCGGTTCTCCTTTTGCAGGGAAACAGGCAACACAACGTAAGGTAACAAAAACAGAGTATTCGTTAGACCCCGCCACTAGTAATTTTATCAAAGACAAGATGTCAGGTATTCTAAAGTTACCTAATATGAAGGCTTCTGATGTTCTTGAGCTAGACAGGATGTTGTCTGCTGAGGTTCGTAAGTTTGGTGACGTTAATTCCAGCATGTACAACTCAACGGCTCAGAAGGAGCTTAATGAAGTAATTGACATTCTAAAAGATTCCTACATAGCGACACTTAAACAAGCAGACACTGGAGCCGCTAGTCAGTATGCTCAGTTAAAGACAGGGTACAAGAAAGCTAGGGACAATCTTTTACCTCAGATAACAACAAATGTTATTAAAAGAGCAGACAACAACGACTACGACTCATTAGGCAAGATGCTGACAACTCAGACTAACGCTAGTAAAGTTAATGCGTTTATGAAGAGTATTGACGAAGCCTACAAGCAAATAGGCAAAAGAGATGCACTACCTGTTGAGATACCTTATGGTTCAGCCGAGGAAGCAAAGCAAATAATAAAGCAAGGCTACTTGAAGCGTATATTTCCTGAGGCAAGTTCGCCTGACTTTAAGATTCAAGACTATGCTAGTTTCGCTGAAAAGTTCAATAAGCCTGCTAATGCTGATATGTTGAAAGTTATAACAGGTAAGGATTATCCTAGAGTTAAACAGTTAATGAACGTAATGTCCGAAGCTAGTTTCAAGCCTGACGGTAATTTAGGTACTCTGTTCTTACGTAGTAAGGAATATAGTGGGGCAGGGAAAGTCATGCAGGTTGCACTACCAACCATGTCGGGGGCGGCAGGTGGCTTCTTAACAGCAGGTGCAGGTTTAGCGGCAGTCCTAGCTACTCCTGTGTTCTTAGCTAAAGCATCCTTCAACCCTAAAGTAGTCAACAAGATGTTAGCCTTTGATAAGATGAAGTTTAAGTCGCCTTCGGCTATGGAAAAGGCGGCGGCAGTAATTGTTGATGATTTGGTTAGAGGTATGAACGAATATGAGGCAGCTCAATTTAGGGCTGAATTAGAAGACCAGTAAGGACGTAAAAAAGGGGGTCGCAATGACCCCCAAGTCTTACTAAACTATCTCACAGGCACCGCCGGTACACGCTAACTCCTGTGAGCCGGTGGTGTTGTCTTCTTGTTCGAAGTACACCAAGTCATTCCAGTTAATATCTTTAGGCATTGATGCTAGTAGTTCTTCATATTGTTCAGCACTAATGTCCTCATAAGGAGCTTGCTGATACGTATGGTCACTAACAGGCAACAAACTAATACCAGAACACAAGTCAAAGTTCTCCCATATCCACTGTGCTACTTGCAGGAACTCATTGTCCGTGTAGTACACAGTAATGCTGGGCTTATGCTCACACCAGAAGTTCTGATACGCCTTCCACAACTCTAGCTGCTGCATGGCTCCAACCTCAGCAACCGTAACGCTAGTCTCCGGTGCCTTGACAGGGAAGCTAAACACAGACGAGGTGTCCGACATCACATCATCCTCTACTGGGAATCCTGCTGTTGACATGAAGACTGCAAGCGGGTCTTTTTTGTCGCTACGTACACGTCGAATGTAATGCTTAGAGAAGCGAGGATGGATACCACTAGCACTATCAACAAGCTGAGACACAGTACCACTCGGCTTAACACATGTAATGGCAGCAGACTGATTAATGCCAAGTTTCTTAGCCCACTTTTTGTTAGTTGCGATAGCGACATCTCGTAGTCCCTCCAACGTTTCCTGCATCTCTACCGGGTCACCTTGACCTGACGTTAATGTGTTGTCCATGATACCAGTCATGCTCAAGCCAAGCAGAGCCTCTTCCTCGGTGTTTCTCTGCCATACCCTACGTAGGTATCGGAAGTCCGTCAAAGTGGCCTGTAAGGTGCCAATGATGGCCGCTAGTTCTACCTTCTCCTTCAGGGTCTCCGCTGTGTCTTCCTCACGTACAACCACCTCAGACAAGTTACAGAACTGATTACTGCGTAGGATAATCTCAGAGCAAGGGTTAGTACCAAAGTCCTGCTCAGGGTCACGACGACCGTTCCTAGCTGCAATCTTCTGTGCTGCTACACGACTAAACAAACCACGCTCACCTGACTTAGACTCATACAACGTCTGCATCTCATTGAGGAACGCCTCGAAGTCTGGCTTCTCTGTGTACGCTACGCTGTTGTTAGCCAATCTACGGTGTCCTTCGTTCTCCCACCATGCTCCTGACTTAGCCTTAGCCATACGACCGTCTGACAGGTTAGACAAACTAATCAGGGCTGAACGTCTAACACCACCTACAACTACAATGTCAGCTACCTTACACACGACATCGTGACACTCAATGCTGGTTAGCTTGCGTCCTGCTGCGTTACGGAACACAGCGACACAGAAGTGGAACAACTCGTCCAAAGGAGCAGCGCCTGACGCTCGACCACCGAAGGTCTTGAGTCTTGCACCTGCTGGTCGAACCTTACTCATGTCCCACTTAGGTATCTTACCTGCGTACAGCATAGCGATAAGCTCACGGAATGATGATGCCCAGCCAATCTTACTATCCTCAACCACAATCGTTGTGTCAGTCTTATGGAAGGACTCAGCAACAACAGGTAGCTTTGCAATGAAGTTACGCTCAACGCTGAAGCCGACACCAGTACCGCACATCAGGACGTACATAAGCTCATCAAAGCTGCGTGGTGAGTCAATGGCTAGGTAGCTACAGTTGAACCCTGCTACGTTGTCCTTGTCCAGAGCTTCACCGGCAGTCATAAGGCAGCGCATTGAGGGCATGACCTTCAGGCTGTGGATACCTTCGTATAGACGTGCCGCTGTTTTATTATCCAACTGGCCGCGATTCTTCCAGAAGTCTACGTAACGCTGTACTGTCTCTTCCCAAGTCTCCCGGCGACCTTCCTCAGACATCCAACGTGCGTAGCGTGACTTGTGTATGAACTGTTGATATTTATCCATTCTTCTTTTTCTCCTTATCTTGTTTGTCTTTATTTTTCTTACCGAAGATAGCATCGTAATTGCTTTCGTATTTCTTCTTGTCGGTAGGGCGTACTGCTGAACCCTTACCGCCGTGTGTCTGCCCTTGTGCCATCACCGATACCCCTCGTTTTCCAACACTACTTCATTTAACAACTTAGCCAAGTACCACTGAGCCTTCTGTAAATCCTCTACCTGTTTGCCTTTGTAGTCATAGCGCCACAGGTACTTCATGCAGTTGCCTTTGAGGTAGCCTCTGAACTGTTCGTTAGACATCGACTCAGCGATAGCTTCGATACATTCAATGTTACCTGTGTTGTAATGTTCAGGATTGTTTACATTGTCTATTTTATGTAACACTTTATCTTCCTCCTGTTCTTCGGTTACCAAGGCTGCGTACTTTGTTCTAAGGCTGTCCCACATCTCAGGGGTTGCTTTATTAATACTCATTGCTGTCCTCTCTATATCTAATCAGTCTGTCTTCAAATGCTTCCAACAGTTCCTCACCGTTTATCTCTAGCACTTCCAGTATCATTATCTCGTCGTGGTCGCGTAAGAACTGTTCCTTATATTCATCAAACGACATCTTATTTATCCCTCACGTACTTTAGTAATTCCTTGGTTGTCTTAACGGTGAAGTGAGCAAAGCCTTCCTTCTCACACCACTGTCCCATTGTCATCTTACTGCCCTTACGTACCTTCTTGTTGGGGTCTGACAATACAAACACTAACTCCCAGTCTGGCATTGAGTCTCGAATGGCGGTGTACTTTTGTGTGTCGCCTACTCGAAAAAACCCTTTAGCCTCTATTAGTATCTGCTTTCCCTCATGTACAAAGTCTGGTACGTACTTCCTGTGTATCGTGTAGGGCAGCCTGTAAGGTTCGTACAAGAACTCTTTATTGAGCTGGTCGTACAAGGCTGACTCCAAGCCTGACCTAAACTTCTTATTTTTCTTGGTTGGCTTACTCATTTGATTTTCAGCTCCTGTACGTTTGGCTCTTTGACTACCTTGCACAAGTACTTCGGTGCATATGAGTAGTTGAACAACCTAAGCTCGGGATAACAATGCTTCTTGTACTGACAGTAAGAGCAACCCATTGCTAACTTCATGTTACCTGACTTACCCTCTGG